AAATACCCAAGACTCCATTGAAGTGAGAAAATAATCTCTAAAACTTATTAGTGGTATACCGGGGATATTAGCTCCTAATAGCGTAGCATTGGTTTGAGCTAAAGATAAGTTACTACCTAAGCTTTGGAAGGTTGCTAAACCTGCTGCTGCATTTGTTGCTGCATTTAAAATACCTGGCATTTATATATTTATACAAAAAAATACCGCACCGAAGTGCGGTATAAATTGTTATAGCTAATTATTAGCTTGTTTTACGCCAGTAGTGGTATGCTAAGGTTACGTCGAAGTTTTGAATTTCACCGGTTGTTGTAATATCATATTGTAATGGTGCAACACTTCTAATACTAACACCGACTAATTGATATTGCGCAATTTTATTTAATTGTTTGTTTAATTGAACAAGGTCAACAACAGCTGTTTGCTTTGGTGTAAAATAGTTACCTGTACTACTTGCATCATTGAAAGTATCATTTACAACATTTAAAAATTTCTCTCTTAACTTTTGAGCTTCATCAGCATAGAAGTTAATAACATAATTTTCACTGTCTGGGTAAGTTGCAACACCTGGCACGTTAAAATTAAGACCCATATAAGGAACAGGTACGTTTGTAATTGTCTTAGCTGGTAGTGATGCTGTTCTAGCATATACTAAATCGTTTTCACCTATAACTGTGGTGCTGCCATCCCCGAAATTAATATTGATGACTCTAAACAGATTGTTGCGTGCAAAATCTTTAGCTTGTGCTTGTGTATAGAAGTCTTGGATTGTCTGTTTTACGTCGGCCATATTATTATTTATTATCCCAGTATCAATTGACCGGGACTTTGATTACTTTTACTGTCGAGTAGAACGTTTTTAATAGTAATATCTTCTTTAGCAAACCAAGTATTGTTAATTAGGTAACCAATTGAGGTTGCTTCTTTAATAACACCTGATCTTTCTTGATTGCTAAACTTACTAGTATAAAACACTGTTTGACCTGGTTGAATGCTCATGTATATATTTATACAAAAAAAGAGCGTAATCACTAAGATTACGCTCTTGTTATATATTATTGAATATTAACCGACTAGCTCGTTAAAATTAGTACTGGTGCGGGTTGCGTAGAAGTTTACTAATATAAACTCTGCAGTTCTTACTGGTTTCAAATAGATATCTACTACTAACTCGTTTTGATCGATAACATCTGGTGTATTATTACGTTCATCGCAAACAATTAAGTAATCATATAACCCTTCAGTATTCTTTGCGTTTTCAAAGATTGGTCTTAAGGTATTAACGACTCTTGTTCTAGTTAAGAGTGTGTTTGGCTCGAATACGAAGAACTTTGAAGTTGACTCAGTAGCTTTTTCGAGATTTAAGAAGAGTCTTCTTACATTAATTCTATCAAATGCACTTGGCTTCTTTAACATTGTCTTTTGGCCATACATTACAAAACCTTCATTCGGGAAGAACGTTACCGGGTTAATAGAAATCTTATAAAGTTGATCTCTTTGCTTTTGTTTTGGATAAATTGCAATATCTGAAACACCGCTAATAATACCTCTTGTAAAGCCTGCTGGTGCAAACCATGGCTGGAAGTTTGTATCTGTATTTGCCATTGCTGCAGCTGCAAAACCAGAGAATGGTACCCAGCAGAAGTCATCTAAGGTATTATCAAATACCTTTACCCAATTGCCATAGATTGTAGAGTAACTAGAGTTGAGACTAGCTGTTACATTTCTAATTGGGCTGTACATATTCAATGAGAAATTCTTTGTTGAATCGTCAAGGACTTTAAAGTTCGTTCCTTGAACGAAAATATGTCTTGGTAAGTCACCAATAAACATATGGTCTTTTCTCTTTAGACCTGCAAAGTCTTGGAACCTATTAAAGATTGTTACGTAATTATCTTTGAATGTTACCGCAATACCTGAAACATTTTCTGGATTTGTTACTGCTAAGCCTGAAAGATCAATATTTACCGCGTCGTTAAAATAACTACCACCTTGATATTGTTGGACTGCGTGAATTGTTGTTAAACCACCGTCAAGTGTTAGATCGATATTATATAATTCTGTATTTTCAGCAATACTAAACATTCTATCTAATTTTGTTGGAATTGAACCGATATCTTTATTTTGTAAATTACCATCTGCATATGAACCTACTGCAAACATTGAGTCAGCAGCTCCTAAAGCATTATATGCTGCAATCATACTACCAGTTAATTGTGTAATTTGAGTATATGATGTTGCACCGTAAGCTGCAGAAGTTGCTACAAAGTTAGAAAGGATCTTACTTGCATTTGCAAAGTTTTGGGTTACTGTTCTTACTTTCTTTGTCGGGAAACCGTTAGTGTCTAACCAACTCTTACCGTTTTTATTTGAAATGTATGGGTTAACAAGTAATTGGATGTTTGGTGAAGTATCTTCTCTTGTTTCTAAGAAGTAACTTACTGGTTGACCACCGTTTTGTGAGTTAATTTCTCTCCAATAGTCAAGAGAGCCGATATATTTTTCACTGAATACGTAATCAAGTTTAATTGAATCTGGTGAGAATACTGATTGTCTTAATTTGAATAAACCTACTGTTAAAGTATCGTCGTATTGGCTTGTTGCAATTGTAAATGGACTTGCATCTTCCATTACCTGCGAAACGCTTGTACCAACATTACCAAAGGTAACTACATTACTTGGTTGGTTATCAGATAATGATGAAAGACTAAAATTTAATCTTGTTGTTGGAACTGCTGTATAGTTTGATGTACTTACTGCAGATTGTGAAACTGATTGAACGTTTAAAATACCGTCAAAGTTTGTAGCTGGATTTAAATTAGCATTATCCATCGCACCAATATAGTAACCTTCAAATAATTGATTGATAGTTGTTTGACCTTTGTTTAATACAATGAAACCAGCATTGCCGAAGTCAGCTGCTGTTGTAATCGAGTTACTACCAACATTACTCCATGTAAAATTGCCGCGTTGAACGTCGTTGTATTGATTCTCTGTTAATTCAAAGTGGATCGGCTTGCCGATAAAGTACATTACGTTAGCTGATTGAGCATTAAATGTAGATAAACCATTACCGAAATTTGGTGAGTCGATACTTACTGCTGAGCAAGGATAAACTAATGCGCCGAAATATGCACCGAAACCGGTGCCGGTACTTGCACCGTATGGTAATCTATAAACATTGACTGTAGCAGCGGTATTAAATAGAGGAGCTGCAGTGTGATAAAAATATCTTTCTGCTGGGGTTTGCGGAACGCCGAAAACTTGTTGAAATTCACTTAAGCTTGTTACTTGAAGAATTTCATCTGTAGGGCCTTGTGGTGCAAAACCAGTAACTAATACATTTGTTCCTGCTGGAAGAACTGGTCTTAGACTAAGATCTACTTCTGAAATTTGTACGCCGGGAGATTCAATTGTGCGAGCCATATATAATTATTTATGGATTCGCGGGCAAAGATTATACTAAATCAACAGAGAATTGAGAAAAGGCAAACTCAAAAGTTGTCTCGATTTCATTTTCTTCCCTATAGTTATATGTAATATCTCCTAAACTAACTGGAAACGCTTTTGTATATGTAAATTTAACAATATTTTGATCGAATTCGTCTTTAGCATATACGGTAAAATCAGTTTGATATTCAGACGGTGCTAGTTTTTTAGTCGATAGTGTTTCTTTACTATCATATAATGAATATTCAGGATCATTTAATAGTGCAAGCCACTTATATAATACCCAATAGTTATTAAATCTATTATCTACAGTAAAGTTAACTATAATATTCGGGTATGGGTCTCTACTATGGGATGATACTTTATATGATTGACCACCATACTCAGCTATTTGCTCTCTTACTTCAACTGTTGGTATTAAAGTTCCATACACTGAAAATTGTAACGCATCTCTTTGAAGATAATCATTATTTCTCAAACCAGTCATATCTAATTTGCGTAAAATGGGGGGTAGGTTTAAAACTAATAAAAATTTATCAACTCTACTCTTATTAAGTTGTGATTGAAGTATTGGGTCTGGTTTTGTATAGGGATCTATCATATAAGTTGTTTAAAACCTTGTTGTTTTAGGTATTCCATATCTTCACCACCCTGTTCAACATTGCCGAAAAAAGAAGGCATGGCTGAATTGCCTTCTTTTTGATTGTACATTGAACCTGGTGATGTATAGTATTTAATGCCGAAGTCTAATTGCTTTAAAATTAGTGGTCTATTATTATTATCCAATTTAATGACTTCAAAATGTTTAGATACTAATGATTCATCTAATATAACTAGAGCCCAAACTAGTGACATTACTCTATCATCATGATAACCAGCACCTTTTTTAGCTGACCAATGACCATTACTACTTCTAACAAAGTCTTTCATTTCTTTTAATGTTCCTAAATCTCTAATCTTTACTACTTCAAGCTGATTAACCCAATATCTCATATTAGTAACCCCGGTATACTTAGTATTGGTATGGTTAACAATACCTAACTGAGCTTTAGAACGGCCTGCTGCTGCTGCGCCCCACGATACTATATTATCATAGTTGTGAATAGATCTTAAATTATCTACTACTTGAGCCCCGCAGTTATTTCTCTCTACAGCTACTAAAGGTTGTCCCCACTGTATTAAAATTTCAAAAAGTTTTTCTGTAAAATGGTAAGGTGATATACCAGTATTATGATATATGGCAACTTGCTCTATATTAGTTAGATCAGAAATCTTTAAAACTTGAATTACCGACGCGTCTTTGTCTACACCTTCACTAACATCAACCCCAACTACATATATATTATCGTCTTTTGGCTCTTCAAAGATATGATAATGTCCATCTTCCATAATATATTTTGGATCATTGACATTAACCTTTAATCTATCATATAACTCTTCATTAACAGCGCTTTCCCCTGAATCTAAAAATTCACAATTAAACTCTTGATTAAAAGCATCTAAACTACCCATTGTAGCTATAGTCTCATCTTTCCATTTTTCATCTCTACCTGGAATTTCATTCCATAAAATTTTATCACAAGCCCAACCATTCCTACCCATATTAGCACCGGTATATAAAGTATGAAATAAATTTCCAGTGCCATTTGCAGTAGATGCAATAAAGATTTTAGACTTCTTAGATGAAGATACGATTGGATATACTGATTTCCAAAATTCTTCAACTAAATGCGGTTCAATAAACGCTAACTCATCTAATATAAGAACGTTGATAGATTGACCTCTAGCAGCGGTACCGGTTGTAGTAGATATACCTATTCTAGTACCATTAGCTAATACCATAGATGTTTTACCATACTCTTTTACACCTGGTTTAAGCCAATTTGGTAGTTCTTCGTAAGCTAATCTAATGCGTCTGAATATTTCGATAGCAGTCCCTTCTTTATTAGCTACAACAAGTATACTTTGATCTTTTTGAAAACAAGCAACCCATAATGCATAAACTGTCATTAGAGTTGTTTTACCGATCTGTCGACTAGCTAATAAGATAAAAAATCTATTATCACGCATTCTTCTTAGAACGCGTTTTTGACATAAATGTAACTCAATTGTCTTCTTACCATCATCAAGAGTAACGATATGGAAGAAGCTTTCCGCAAAGTGTAATATATTTTTTGTACATTTTTCTAGATCTCTAACCATCTCAGGGGTATATTCAAACTCAGCATCAATAGTTGGTAAATTTGGGTTATTTAAATACGTTTGTTTGTTTTTAAGCATGAGCGATATAAATATTTACATGTCAACTTCTAAGAACCTAGTGGATATATGGGATATATACTCTAAGACAGTTTTAAATGAAAAAGCTCCAGCTCAAAAAGCTACTAAATTTGGTAAGAAAGAAGGTCCAGGTGCTGTAGACCGTAACGATATCAAAAAAGCACAACAAATAGCTAATAAAGATACCTCAGGTCCTAGTGCTGCTGAGGGTGTCAATACTAATATAGTTGATATCAAAAACCCCAAACATAAAAACAATCCTATCTTAGCAGGATTAACGTTTGGCGAAAAATTCGATAAAAATATTGAAAAAACATCGAACGCTAAGATAAATAATTATATGAAATCTATTTTCGATAAATTGTTTGAAGAAGTTATGGATGGTAACGATGCAGCAGATCTTAACGCTCTTGGCGTTGGTGCTGATGCAAAATCAGAAGGTATGGATGATGCTAGTAACGGCGACACAGATGAAGGCCACAAAGTAACATTAACAGCAGATCAAGTTGAATGCTTGAAAGCAATTTTAGCGCAGATTGAAGGGTCTGATACAGAATCCGAAGCTGATGGCGATGAAAGTTTTGAAATCGGTGGTGAAGAAGATGCAGAAGGACATACAGAAGAAGATGCAGAAGAACATGCCGATGATGACAAAGAAATGAAAGAAGCAACAGAGATGAAAGAAGTTCCAGATTCAGCAGGCGCACATTTACAAAAGCATAGCTCAATAAAAGTCGGTGATAAGACATCTAAACTTGCAAAATCAGGTAAAGCTGATGGTAAAGTAACGTCAGAAGTTGACGGTAAAGGTAAAGACTTAGCAGATTCAGCTGGCTTAGGTTTAACAAAACATAGTGCAAATAAACCACATAGCAAGATTAAGGGTAATAATCAAGAGTTTTTCGGGGTATAAGAAATATTACCAAAATAGATTAAAATTAAGCCTGCAGTAATGCAGGCTTTTTTTTGCTTAAATAATATTGTGACCTTTAAAGACTATTTTGTTAAACCTGATTTAAGTATAAACGGTACAAAAAGAAGACACCGTGGACCTATACCCGGTGCTAATACTAATCGTAAGCATCAAAATATAGTAGCGGCTAGGTATAAAACCGATAATAGTAAAAATCAAAAGATAGAAATGATAAAACAAGGCAAGGCAAGTAAATTTGATTGTGATGGTAAAGACTTACAATATATCACAACTACGTTTTTAAAAGGAGCTGCTCCTGTTCAAGGTCAAGAATATACTTTAGGTGGTAAAATGGGTATCAAACTCTACCATAATGGTAATGCTTGGGTTATACAGAAAGACTTACATGCCTAATTATAAAGATAATTGCTTTCCTGGGGTTGTAGATAACGATATATTTTGTTTTAGATACACTGACAAAGATGTAACTGATAACGAACAATATCTAATGAGCAATTATTGGAGGGAGCAAATTAATACCTACGGTACAAAAATTACATATTTTGTTAACTTGTATGATGTATTAAAGGCTGATAATTTATACGGTGAAGATCCGACTAGAAGATTTTCTGAAGGTGTACCTTTAATACTTGCAGTTGACTTAGCTGAAAATGCAAATGTATTGAGCAAATTTGGGTTTCAATCTGATGATGAATTAACTTGTTATATTCACCTTTCTTCATTCCAGGATGCAATGGATGGTTTGGGTGTTGAGTTAATTACCACAGAGCTTTCAACCAAAAATAATGAAGAAAAAATTGATACTGAAAATGGTTTTGATTTAAGAACAGAAGACCCGAAAGGTTTTGAAACCCAATTTAATGAAATACAACCAAAAGCAGGTGATGTATTTCAGATGACTGAATACGGTAGAGGTAGACCGGGTAACAGAAACGGTAAGATGTTTGAGATTACTGAAGTCTTAGACCAAGATATTTCAAGAACAAATCAACTCGGTGGCCATTATGTTTGGATTATAAAAGCTAAACGTTATGACTACAGCTTTGAACCCGGCTTATCTGCTGAAAAGGGTAGTCAACAAGTTTACGATAATGCTCGTAACGGTATTTTATCCGGTGGTAGACAAGACCCTTCAGAAGATAAAAAATATCAAGAACAATACCCGTTAGTTTCGATTGATCAGGTAAGTGAAAAGGTTGTATTTGATATGCCTAAAAATAATAACACTAGCGTTTATGGTGGTTATTGAGTTGTAAGGTAATCTATCATACTTTCTGCTTCGGTATTATTATTAAACGTTAATTCGAACGTTTTATTACCGTCAGTTATAATATACTTTACTTTATTATCTTTAAGTATAATATTATATATGCTATACATTTGGCCGGTAGTAAAATAATTTTTAACTGAGCCTGATAACTTAGGCTTTACCACATAAAATGCAAAACCTGGAATATATTTCATTTTTTTGCTACTTGTACGGACAACATATCGATCTTTTGGGCCATTTCAACAATAGCTTGGTCTTGTTTACGTCTATCACCGTTTTGCATATTTAAAAAGATAGATGTTAAACTAGATACTACAACTACTACAATTGCTGTTTTAAACTGCCAGGAATTTCTTTCCCTTTCTACATTTGTTTGACGACCGGCCTTAATCATATCCTTCAATTCAGATAATTCTATTTTTAATTCCTCCTGAACGTTACGCATCTCAATATTTAATGTCGTAACTTGTTGGATTAAGCTAGGGCTACCATTTCCGTCACGTATAAGTTTACTTAAAACTTCAATATCGTGTTTAATATTAATAATTTCCCTATTTATATAATCAATAGCTGTGTTTCTAGCCATCTAATATTTATTCATCGATATTAACACCGTTAACAAAGTTATTAATCTGATATTTCATATCACGTTCCCGTTCTTTAATATACTTTTGAAACGCAAGAGGTTTAACCCAGTCGGTATTTTTATCTGGATTCATTCCAAGCTGTTCAGCCTTATCGCAAGTCATATTTACCGCTTCATATAAGCAGGCAAACCTTGCAAGAAAGTCTATATTATTACGATAATCAATTTCTGGTTCAATATTAGTCTCGTCCATCATACAACGATTGTAATATAGTTCCTAAAAGAACAATTTTTAATTCTTTTTCTTTTATTTCAAAATTTTTCATTACTTGAAGGTTATTTGTAATATTATCTTTAAGGATTTTTTTATTTTGAATATAAACTGCCTGAATATCTTTATCAGCAATATCTTTTTTAGAATTTTCTAAAATACCGTGCAAGGTTTCTTGAAAAATTTTTATAATTGATGATTCTTTATTTTTTTCAATGTTAATTCCGTCTTTAAATTTTAAAGATTCTTCAGGAGTTAATGCTAACAGGCTAACTATATTTGCGTAAACTTCATTAAACGTTGAAATCTGTTTAAGTTGAACAATACTTGTTAAAGAGGGTGAAACTTCGGTTGTAAGTTTTTCGAGATCGGTCATTTTTTAAAATATATTGGCTCTGTTACAAGAATAGGTTTGACATCTATAATAGCTTTAATACTTTTATCACATTTGCTACATGTATATGTAATATCTTGATCAAATCTCATAATAACTTCTTGTTTATTTTTATCACCGCAAGGGCATTCAATGAATGCGACTTGTTTATTAGCTTCAATAAACTGTTCTATTTTAATTTTTTCAGCCTTCTCTATTAAACTATTTTGAATAGATGTATTAATAAAGTAAAATATAACTAATTGAAGAATAAAGGTAAGGGTAAACACTAACAACCAGTGGTTAATAAAAATTAAAGCAAATAAACCACTTATAAGTGATGTTATACCGAGTGATATAATTAATCTTTTAAACATTAAACAATATTATCTACAATTGCACTAATTTCAACTACGTTTTTAGATATTTTTTCATTTAATCTATCCATATTATCAAGTCTGCTTTGGATTTCATTAACACTTTCCATATAAACCTTCTGTACTTTAGGGTTCTTTTTACTTTGATTTAAAAGTTCTTGAATTTGCAACAGACTTCTCTTTAAATTCATGGTTATAATAGTAATATCAGCAATAATATCACCTGTTTTATCCAAAGGGTCTAGTATTCTACTAGGAGCTTCAAAATTACTATCACTATCATTAGACTTCATTAATGCAGCCACATTATTTGCCTGCGGGCTGCTATCGCCTTTAGAACTTTGATTTGCGGTAACACCAGATTGATTCCTATTAACATTCGGCATTCTATTGTTATCACCATCTTCCATTAAAATACGCCTTTTCATATTAAATATTTAAGAGAAACTAATAAATAATAATAATATGAGCGTCTACGAAAACAGATTCAAGAAAATTTTAATCGAAAAAGATGAGCCGGGTGATGATACAATGACAGATGATCAAGCAGCCATGGTGCAAACACTTGATAAAGGCTCAACACCAGAAGATTTCGACGTTCAAGATGTCCCTCCAGTTGATGCCCAAGTGGTCGCTACAATGAGCTCAATTCAAATGAAGATGCATGATGAATTAAAAGGTTGGACTGCTAAGATTGAAGATTTTATTAGTTTTATCAACGGTCCGACTCCCAATTCCGTGCAGAGTAGATTAAATTCAGCAGAGGCTCAAACACTTTTCGACAAAATCAAAGGTGCTGAAACAAAGAAAATTGCTCGGGTTGCAGGTGAATTAGCTACTTTAAATCAACAACTTGTTGGTTACTTAGCTACATCAAACGATCCTAAGTATAAGTACTCTTAAGCCAAATTATTCTTAATATTAGTTAAGATAATTTTTGCTTTTAACCCTGTAAAGGTGTTATCAACAATAAACTGCGGATCTATACTATTTATAGATTTTGAAATACAGTATTCATTAAGGTCTTTGACCTTTTTCATCTCTTCTGGCCATATAAACACCTTTTCGTTTATATCTGCAAGTAAGAAACTCTTTTTTAACGATGCATTATCATTCCATTGATTGTCTAGACACCATATTTTATTAAATGTTGGTAGTGCTACGATTTGTTGACGTTGTAATTCATTAAAATCTTTGTTATTATCCTCAGTAATACCACATACAGCCAATCCATTCTTAACAAAGTATGAATCTATAGGCCCCTCAAATATAAAAAGATGTTCTAAAGTAGGGTCTATATTGTGAATACCATACAAACTACGAGTACCACCTGGCTTACCCAGGTATTTAGGTTTCATTTTTTCATCTGCAGGTAGTAATGTTCTACTTTGATAAAAAATGATATCACCTTCTGTATCATAAAATGGAAGTACTAGTCTATTCTTATGAACTTTATCAGTTAATGATAGATAAAACGTAATTGGTCTATTAATTGCAGTATCTAAACGTCTTTTCTTAATTAACCCCAAACAAATACCAACTACTGGATTATTTTTATGGAACTCTAACTGATTTTTATCTGATAAATTAATACAATCGTCAGGTAACGACTTAGATACAACTGTAGTAGTTGGAGTAGGTTTAGGGGTAACCAGTTGCCCACTAAAATTACCATTTTTAATATCGTTTATAATTTCTGTAAACGGTTTACCGGTTAAATCTAAAAGAAAGTTAAATATTTTCTTACTATAACCGCAGTTATGGCAGTATGCTAACTCTTTTTCAGGTATATAAAAGAATCTAGTCTTTTTACCAAAACTTTTACCTTCTTTACAAAACGGGCAACTACCGTTATATACGTTATTAAACTTATTAAATGATGGAAAGCTTACGCATTCGTAAAACTTCTGAATAACATATTGTTCTGGTATCGGAATCACTCAATCATTATGAGTTATTTCCTTAAAATATCAACTTACTGTCTGTAACTTACACTTCTAACTGAGTTAATGGCACTATTGTTGATATCTTGAAGTAACTCACCTGTTTTAGCATCTTTAATGCTAACCATACCTCTTTTTACAAATGCTCCAGTAATTGGATCGTTATAAACAGCCTGTTCATATGTTTTACCATCCTGGGTAAAAGTATTAATCTGTGGATAACATGCTTGGCCGGTATGAGGAGATACAATCTTTGTTGGTTGGATGAACATATATCTATTTAATCGTCAATTCCTTAGCTCCAACAGTAGATTCATTATGTTTATACTGCGCGATACATATTTGATACACTTTACCGGGTAGTTTTTGAACAAACTCAGCTATTTTATACTGCATAGCCCATTCAAACTTATCTATTGGTATACTTCTATTAATATTTTTCGGTATACTCAAAAAATAGTAGTTTTCACTATCTTTTTTAACATAAACAAACATCTCCCCTACATATGTACCGGTACCTACAGCATATACTTCACGGTTAGCTGGTTGCTTTTTGAATCGATCTCTAATAAGGTTCTTAATAACCTCAAACTTAGATGGGATTGTAAGTTTTACCTTTGTTTTCATTAGCGATTATATGGAGATGCATCGTTTACCTGATCTATTGCATTAAACGTCTTAGGAAACTGTATCTTTAACTGGTAAGCAATGGATAAAGCTATATC